TACTTGACGTGGCTCGTTTGCGGCAGGTTGCCGTCCACGCGCATCGTGGCACGGAACGTGACGAGGTCCGCATTGAATGCGTAGTCGTCGCTGCGGTCGAGGCGCAGGCCACCGGCCTGACGCACGTAGTAGCTGGGGAGGTGGCCGAAGATGACCGACTTGGCGGCAGAAGCCTGCGACGCCATTGCCGGGTTCTCGAACACCGGGAAGTTGAGCAACTGGTCATTTCCGTCAGCGAGTGCTGGACTGAAAATGTAGTAGCCCGCAGTATCTTTGAGTTTTCGGACTGCACCGAGCGAAGCGGTGTTCATCATCCAGCCGACGCCAGGCAGACGACGCGCTGCGCCGTCCAGGCTGTACGCCAGGTCGATGAGGTTGTCCGCGGTGAACAGACCACCAGCGGTCGTGCCGAGCACACCTGAGCCAGCGGCGGCCACGATGCCCTTGGGCTTGTTCGTGCCGTTGCCGGTGGTGAGGTCTGCGTTGACTGCGTAGCCGATGGCGTTGCCGGTCTGCTCCGCGAGGAAGGCGAGGATGTCCACGCCCGAGTCCTCGATGAGTTCACGCGACAGCTGCACCAGGAACGAATACTTGTACGCGCTCAAGGTGATGAAGCTGTTGAAGCCGGGGTCGGACTCGCCGATCGCGGTGCCTTCACCAGTGACCGTGCCGGTCGACCATGAAGCCTGCGATGGGATTTGGAGGTTCTCGCCACCAGCGGTGCGCAACACCGTCGAGGTGTCGAGCATCGGGCCGACGAGACGAGCCTGCATGATGACCTGGTCGTAGAACGACGTCGGCACCGGTGCACCCGTCGAAGTCTTGACGACGTCGCGAGTCTCGAAGGTGAACGAACGGGTCTCGCCGCGAGCCATCGAACGGATGACGTCGACGTCGCTAGCGACAGCCTTCTGGGTCGGACGAACCTGACCAGCGATCTCGCGGGTGGCCGCTTCAATCTTGGCCTCGCGCTCGGCATCAGCCTTCAAGGCTTCGATGCGAGCAGCACGCTCGTTGAGCTCGGCGTTCATCTTCTGGTATGACGCCTCTTCTTCTGAGGTGAGGTCACGCTTCTCTGAGGCAGCCTTGTCGAGAAGAGCCTTCGCTGCTTCCCAAGCACGCTGACGCGCCTCAACCTGTTGGTCGATGTATTGCTTCATGGGTTTTCCCTCCGGGGAAAGTGATTGTTGGGTCGCAAGGATTTTGTATTCCACCTGGCGAGGCTCCTCAACCAGCACCTTCCTGCGGCTCCGCAGTGAAGACTCTTGAACGAAGTCTAGACGAGCTTGGCTTGCAGTTCAAGTTGCTTCGCAAGCAGCGAAGCAGGAACCTGCTCGGGCTTCTTGCGCAGCTTGCCGACGACGTCCAGCAGAAGGCTGGCCTGCTCGTCGTTCAACTCCGACCCGGCTTCGAGCACGGTGATTGCGTCTGCCAACTTGTCGGCATCTGCGGCGGTCCGCTCAGCCAACATGTCCAGGCTTCGCACCGACGCGCTGGTCGCCTGATAGGCGGGGAACCCGGTCACGACCGACACTTCGTAGAGGCGAACTTCTTTGAGTTCACGCACCGAACCGTCATCCGACCACGAGTCACCCTTCGGCGGAACCGAGAAACCGAATGACATCGAATCCACGTCGCCACGCTTGATGAGCGTCGACAGGTCACGACCGATCGTGGTGTCAGGCAAGTCTGCCTCGACTTTCAGGCCACGCTCATCTTCCATCAGACGCAACGTCTTGGCGCGACTCGTCGCAAGAAGCATCGACGAATCATGGTTGAGATACATGCGGATGTTGTTGCGCGACTTCAACGACTTACGGAACGCGCCAGGCATGATGCGCTCGATGAACGGCAGCGGCTCAGAATCACTATTGAACACTGCGGCATAACCGCTGAATGACATGCCGTCACCGGCTGGACCTTGACGAACCTCGAAATCGTTGACGGTGAGACGCCGGGTTTCAATCTTCTCGGTCATGGCAGACAATGCTAGTCCTAAGCGGAGATTACTTGTCCACGAACAATCTTGACAAGCGGGCGAGAGTGACCAGGTATCCGAGGCGGTCTTCATCCTCGCGGACACGTTCGGCCTGACGCTCGAACCACTGCATCGCAGGCGACGGATCGAGCGGGTTGATGCCCCACAGATAGAACGCGACCGCACCGTTGCCGGGGAACCCGTCGTTGTCGGCGTCGCTGTTCTGCGGCGCTTCGAGGTCTACCAGGTGTCTTGCTCCCCAAGCGTTTGCACGAATGACTTTGTCCTCGCTGATTCTTCCCGCAGCCATGTCGCGGGCCTCACGAATAGTTCTCGCCACAAGACCGTCACCACCGAGACCCTGCCCGTAGTAGTCGAGACCTTTGCGGGCCGCTTCACGGATGTAGATCGGCACATCGAACGAGAGTTGCCGACCGTAGGTGTTGTTGTACGGCTGGTATTGCGGGTCTTCATCGTTGACGTCTCCCGTCTGAACCGTCTGTCCTGGATTCTCGTTGGGCAGACCTTGCACTTCCACCCAGGCGTTGCAGTAGTACGCGGGCGACACTTCGGCATCCCAACGCTTGCACCAGAAGTTCTTGAAGTAGCCGCAGTTGCCGCAGTTGTGGTTCGCAGGCACGTCGGGGTTCGCCGCTGGCCGATAGTTGTCTGGCAGCTCGCGGTCTTCGGCATCGTCATCGTCTGGCGTGTCACCGTAGGACGCAGTCTCTTCTTCGTCGTCTGGTTCTTCAAGTTCACCGATACGAGTCAGCGTGGAGAACTTGTGACCGACGATGACGTCGGTGTCTTCCCAGCCGCCTTCGACTTGACGGTAAATCTGGATCAGGGCCACCGGGTCATCTTCGGAGGCTTCCAACTCGAAGTCGGTACCTGGCACGCGCACCGTACCCGAACGGAAGATTTCTTGAATCTCACCACGCGCACGACCGCCAGCACTATTCCACGAAACATAATCACCAACCATCAACTCATCAGGGCGAGCACGCTCGCCACCCGGTTCCATGTCCTCGGCGATCGACACCGCGACCATCTGGTCGATGGCCGCCTGCTTGGACGTGTGGCAGCCGATGACTTCTCCGTCTTCCTTCTCGACCGCCCAGCCTGAGCAGTCGGGGTTGGAGTCAGAGATGAAGTACGGCATCAGCCATTCGGCCGCGGTTGAAGGACCGTGATGACATGACCGGACTTCGTCGACACCGCATACAGCTGGTCGCCTGCTGGAATCGTGACTTGCATGATGATGCCTTTGTCGAGCGCGAATCCGGTTGATGTCGTCACCGCAGCACCACCGATGTAGATGCGGTCGGTGTTGTCGATGTTGTGAAGACTGACGGTGCTCTCCATCGGATACGAAACACCGAGCGAAGTTGCGACCGTGCCGACTGAAACCTGACTGTGCGAAATGGTCATGATTACCTCAGAGCATCAACAATAGCCGTGAATCCGCAACCGCTCATCGTACTCCGCAGCCAACCTGGCAACCTCTGACTGAATCAAAGCATTCCGTTGACGTTGCGCCGTATGCGCCCCGATGTGTTGCTTGTAGAGCAGCTTCGGGATGTGATGGCATTTCGTGGCGAGCAGCGTGCGCAAGAACAGTTCGTAATCGTCCGCCACGCTCATCTCAGGGTTGTGTCCGCCGATCTGCCGGTACACGTCGGCACGCCACGCCCGAACATGGTTCGGGGCCGAGACGATGTGGCGGATGGTGGTGGCGTTTAGTTCTGGTGCGCGCATCACCCAGACGCCGTGTTCTTCTGACCAGTAGTGCGAGCCGTAGCCGAACGCCCACCCATCCGGATAGCGGCCCGATTCGCCCGACGGCAGAATCTCGCACCAGTCGGAGTACACAAACCCGACCGACGGGTCTTGGAACGCTGCCTCAATCTCTGTGAGTGCGTCTGGTGTCAACTCGTCGTCGTGATCCAGTTCAACGAGAATGTCGCCTTCTGCGACCATGAACCCGCGCCGCTTCACCTGCCCAATCAAACCCGACGGCACATGACCAACATGCGCAACGATTCGATACCGCTCATCCGAACAGAATCCATACACTTGCCGCCACGTTTCGTTATTCGTCGAGTCATCCCAGATGACCCACTCCCAATCGGTGTGCGTCTGCGCCTTCAGGCTTGCCCAGGTGCGGGCAAGAACAATCGGCGGTGTGTTGTATGTCGGTGTGATGACTGAGATCAGCCGAGAACGCATACTGGCGCAGCCCACTTCAACCCGGTCGCAGTAGATGAGTCGACAGTGAGAACGTGATTGTTTGTGCCACCAACTGCCAGTCGAACGTTGGTTGTGCTGAATGTGAGCAAATCACCTTTTGTCGTGAGCAATGTTGAACCTTGCGGACCTTGAGCGCCCTGTGCACCTTGTGGACCGGTTGCACCAGTAGCGCCCTGTGGACCGGTTGCACCAGTAGCGCCCTGTGGACCGGTTGCACCAGTAGCGCCCTGTGGGCCAGTAGCACCAGTAGCGCCCTGTGGGCCAGTAGCACCCGTCGAACCTTGAGCACCAGTTGCACCCTGAGCACCGACATCTCCAGCTCGAGAAAAGGCGATGACACATCCGTCATTGTTCGCCGGTGCAGTTCCAGAAATGTAAGTGACTGAAATCTTGCGGTATCCAGTCGTCGACGTGACACCAGTGATGTTGAATGTCGCAACAGAAGTTCCCGTCGTGCGACCCTGAATCACCAGCGTGCCTTCGACAGTGTTCGTTGAATCATCCCAAGAGTCGATGAACGTTGTTTGAGTGACACCATCACCATCAACCAGATCGATGAAGATTTGTGTCACTGAACCGATAGTTGCGTTATTGAATCGGAAATTGCCGCTGCCTGGGTCGGCATCGGTGGTCGTCGTACTGAACGTGTAGAACAATCCACCTTTCGCACCTGTTGCTCCCGTAGCACCTTGCGCACCAGTTGCACCCTGGGCACCAGTTGCACCCTGGGCACCAGTAGCGCCCTGTGCACCAGTTGCACCAGTTGCACCTTGAGGACCAACAGCGCCCTGCGGACCAACCGCACCTTGCGCACCAGTTGCGCCTTGGGCACCAGTTGCACCTGTTGCACCTTGCGGACCAACCGCACCCTGCGGGCCAGTAGCGCCCTGTGCACCAGTTGCACCAGTTGCACCTTGAGGACCAATAACGCCCTGCGGACCTTGCGGTCCCGTTGAACCCGTAGCACCCTGCGCTCCTTGCGCACCTGTTGCACCCTGCGCACCCTGCGGACCCTGTGGGCCTGTATCACCCTGCGGACCTTGCGGCCCGGTCGAACCCGTCGCACCCTGCGCACCCTGAGGACCCTGTGGGCCAGTGTCACCTTGCGGACCTTGTGGTCCCTGTGCCCCAGTCGCTCCCTGTGCCCCAGTCGCTCCCTGAGCGCCCTGTGGGCCGGTATCGCCTTGCGGACCTACATCACCCTGCGGACCCTGTGCACCCTGCGCTCCAGTGGCACCCTGAGCGCCCTGAGGGCCCTGAGGACCCGTGTCACCCTGCGGACCGGTATCACCTTGCGGACCCTGCGGTCCCGTCGAACCCTGAGCACCCTGCGCACCCTGAGCACCAGTATCGCCTTGCGGACCCTGCGGACCTACATCACCCTGCGGACCGGTATCACCCTGCGGACCTTGGGCACCCTGAGCACCCTGAGCACCCGTTGCACCCTGAGCGCCCTGTGGACCAGTTGCACCCTGCGGACCTGTATCGCCCTGCGGGCCAACAACACCCTGCGGACCCTGCGCACCTTCGGCACCCTGAGCACCCTGAGAGCCCTGCGATCCAGTAGCACCCTGAGCACCCGTGGCACCCTGAGCACCCTGAGCCCCGACAGCACCCTGCGGCCCCACATCACCCTGCGGACCTACAGCACCCTGCGGACCTTGCGCACCGACAGCACCCTGCGCGCCCTGCGCACCCTGCGCACCCGTTGAGCCTTGTGGACCCGTCTCACCCTGCGGACCTTGCGAACCCGTCGCACCCTGCGCACCCTGCGCACCCTGCGCACCCTGCGCACCCTGCGGCCCAATCGAACCGATTGACGAAACAACCGAAACAGATTGTGCCTGTTCCTGAACTGTGACGTTGACGTCGTCTTCTTGAACGACGACCCGATTGTTCGCCTCGACGACGGTGACGGTTGCGGTGACATCCTGCGCCATTAGCGCGTCACCTCACCTCGCAACTCGAACGTGCCTTGCACGAGGCGAGTCACGACCGAACCAGATACCAACTCGAGATCATAGACGTAGGTGTTCGCCGTGACCGCAGCCATGGCAGTCGCCGCAACCGTCAAGTCAATCACACCAGTAGTGCCACCGAGCACGATGCGATTGTTCTCCGTCGTCAACTCCAACACCGCAGCACCCGTCGCATCCACAGCCGAACGCAACTGCATCCGCGCCGTGTACCCGGTCAGATTCACCGCCGAACCCGAAGTGTCCTTCCACGTCAACTGACGAGTGAACGTCGCACCCTGATCCGCAACGATGTTGTATGTGCCTGCCGGTGCGCTCATCATTCAGCCTCGTAGACGGTCGCAGGTGCGATTGGGTTGATTGCGGCGACAGGTTGCAGGGCTGCGGTCGGAACACCCGTGTGCTCGATCTCAGGCATGTCGAGAGCTGCAAGCACGGCCGCAGGCTGGAAGCCTGATGCGATGAGGCGTTGGGCGATTGCCGATTTGCGGTCAAGGTCGGCGAGGTTGGCTGCGGTGATGTCGATGTTGGTGAGCGGTACGCGGTAGGCGTCGCCACCTTCGATGGGTGACATGTCCTCGAAGCGGCGCACGTCGTTGACCGACATGTAGCCGTTGGCGAGTCCCGATGCGTAGGAGGCGTTGCGTGCGGCGATGTCGCCACGCAGAAGACCTGCGGTGGTGAAACGAATGAACGCACGACCGGCCAGCAGGACGCTGTATTCGGACTCAAGTTTCGAGAGGTACGGAACGAGCGAGTGTTGCAGGAACGAAAGTTGATTGGCCTCTACGGATGCGTAACTCATCGCACCCGGCGTGGTCACACCGATCATCGACGGCGGGACACGGAAGATGCGTGCGATTTCTTCAACCGCGAACTGGCGTGACTCGAGGAACTGTGATTCGTTCGGGTCGACACCTGTCTTCTGGAACGTCGCCCCACCAAACAGGATGCCTGGACGATGCGAACGACGCAAACCCTTGTGGCCATCCTCGAACGCATCGACGAGGTTCTTGGCCTGCTCACGCGACAAGTTGCCAGGGAACTGAATGATGCCAGTCGTTGATGAGCCTTGTCCGAAGAATCGTGCAGCGAACTCTTCGAGCGCACGCGATAAACCGAGGTTCTCTTTGACGAGGTCGATGCGTGACTTGCCGCGCAACTCGCCCGGCAGCACCAAGTCCTTGATGTGAATCATGTCGACGTCTTCGATACGGTCCTTCGAGTTGTAGACGTAGAAGAGTCGGCCGTAGTTGTCGCGGCGCACCTCGGTGTGCTGCGGGTTCAACACCGACAGGGCGAGCACCTCACCTTCCTCGTCACGGATGATGCGCGTGAACGAGTTGCCGTTCAACAGCAGCGAAACGAGAACCTGCTGGAAGTGGTCGTCTTTGGTGACACCGATGTCGGGCGAGTCAAGCCACGCTGGACGCGGCCGATACTGAAGACGCACACCCTCCTGACGGATGTACGAATCAACAGGCAGGCTGGCAATCGTGTCGGCGATGAGACGCACGCAGGCGTACACCGTGCCAATCTTGAGAGAATCTTCCTGCGTGACGTAGACACCCGAGTTCGTCGTGAACGTGTAGCCATCGCCCATCGCAAACAGCGACTGGAACGAGATGGCGCGTTCTTCGTCGTTGGTTCGACGCGACGGAATCAGGCGGTCAAGAATCATTCTTCGTCACCGACTTTTTCGGCACGGGCCAACGCAAACGCGGTAGCGAGACAGGCAACGCCGAATACCATCGCACCCAATGCCGGTGCAACCAAGAACCCAGCGGCGACCAGCGCAACGATTCCGAGAACTTCAAGTACGACCACGACCATCCTGACCTCCAAGGCTAGACCAACAAGGCTAGTCACACCACAAAGAAGCCAGGCGTCGGAGCCTCGACGGGTGTAGTCGTCGCCCGGTCGGTCGCCATCGCCAACGCAATCACCGCGTCAATCTTCCGCTTCGACTTGCCTTTACTGAGTGTCCAACCGTTGTCCTTCACACGTTGCGCAGCCGACAACACCTGATCGGAGA